TTACATGCTACATATGAGTACGTATTGCCGTCTACTTTATTACAATCGCTAAAAAATGCTTGGCCTATTACAACGCTAATATTACTTACGCCACCGGGTTCAAACCATATAGCTGGTCCATTATATCCATTAACCTTAAGTGATCCAATAGATACATCTTTTGTGCTTCGTAAGATAACAGCGCGGGCAGCAATAGACGGGCCACCAAAGTATGGTGGCGTGCTTTGCGTGGCAAAAGCTGGGTCTAGGTTAACCTCACCAAACTGAATGTTTTCGTTAAAAACAAGATCGCCGCTTGGCGTATTTACGACAACACCAATATGTCGCCCTGTAACCTGCCCCACGCGAATGTTAGAACAATTTCCAGTGTAAGTGCCGTCTGGTTCAACATCCAAGTGCATAAAACCTACGGCAGGACCAGTTACCTGACCTACTTCAATATCCGATCCGCCGACAATAGACACGACATTCCTAAGAATGTTATTCCCATCAACAGACGCAACGCTAACGCCGCTAGTTGTTCCAGAGGCTACTGACTGCCCGATGTAAACAACGTCACCGCGAATATTAATTCCGCGAATATTGCCAACACGAATGTTGTAAAGACTAACGCCTGCAACACCACTGTTAATGTTGATAGCGTGGTTTTGTTCATTTCCATCAGTAGCTATGTTTCCTTGGACCGTCATGTCGCCAATAGTGACATTAGGCCCCATCACGTTAAAGACGCGCGTTCCGTCTATCTGTCCTGATTTCTGTTGGAATTTTGTTGAGACGCCATCAGTGACAAGAGTGCGATTTGCAGGAATACTAATTGTAGATACCAAATAAGAAACAGAAGGCGTAGGGAAATAAATCCTTTCCGCCGCCGCAAGTGCAGCCTGAATAGCTGCTGTATCGTCCGCTACACCATTGCCGACAGCGCCAAAGTCCTTGACCGACACGGATTGTGCCAGCTTAGCTTCAACGTTAGTCGAAACACTGTTCGTAAACGGAGGCGTATAGCTGATTTGTTCGGCGTCGCCATTTGCGGAAGCGTTAATGGTAGACGTTGTAAACTTAACGGACGCGCCGACATGCAGACCAGACGTGAAAGTGACGACAGTGCTGTTGGTTTCTTGATAAGCGTAAAGCGCACCAGGACCATATTGATTGACGCCGTCGACGAACACCGACAGCGAGTTGGTGCCCGGCTGGTATTGTATCGTCGCCAGCGTGAACACCGTCTGGCCAGCCGTTGCCGTCTGGATTTCCTGCGCGTTGGTAAAGTTGACGAAGTTGGAGTTGATACCGATGATGTTGTCGTAAGACCCGATCTGAACGTCCGTCGAGGTCTTGATGATGAACTTAAACTGCGCCCCGTCGGTCAGCCAGATCTCGCCCGTCGGCACGCGGCCAGCGGCGTCCAGAATGATCGGGTTGGCATGAGCGGTGGCGCCGCTGGACGATGTATAGGTTGCTTGCAGCGTGGTGGTGCCCGCCGCGTAAGTGAAAATCTTGCCCCCAGACAGCACGTTGCCGCTGTTGTCGAAGAACTGCGCAGCCACACCGCCGATAGGAGAAAGATTAACCGCCATGCTTAGACCCCGAGGTTGCCGGCTGCGACGAACGTGTTCGCAACAGGGCAGATGAGAGAGATGACCGCGTACTGGCCCATCGTGCTGAACAGGCTGGAGTAGGACACCAGCGTCTGGCCGCCGGCAGCCACCGTGACCTTGCCTGCGCCGCCCTGGATGATCGTGCAGGAGAAGCCAGCGCCCAGCCCTGCGGCGCAGGTGATGGTCGTCGCGGAGCCGCTGGTGCAGTAGATGATCTTGCCGTTGTCAGCAGCCGACAGCGTGCGCGTGGTGCCGCTCTCGGTGAGGATCGCGTCGGCCGTGATGATGTAGCCAGCCGCAGAGGCTGCGCCAGCAATGTTGAGCGGAACCCCCGTGACGTTCATCATGCGTAGTAGCTCACATTGACTTTGCCGCCAGCGACGGTGTTGATGAAGCGGATCTTGGTCAGGTCGCCGTCATACAGCAGCGACGTGCCCACATAGATCGGCATGCCGACGGAGGCCGTCGGGTCCGTGCCATCATCGCGCCACCGGACATTCTGGATCTCCGGTGTGATGATGGCAAAAGTTGCCTGCTGCTTGGAGCCATCCGGCGAGATGGCCGGAACGGTCAAGCTGGTTGCAGTGTTCGGCGTAATCTGCTGATAGCCGAGGCAAACGGTAGTGGTTTTCAGGCCCATGGGTCAGTCCTTACGCGAGGAATTTCAACTTATAGATCGTTGTATAGTACAATCCGACGATTTCGTCGATGACGTTCTGAAGCGGCGTACATTCCCGGTCAACCACGTCGTACCGGGTCTTCTTGATCTGTTCTGCCTGCGCCTCAAGGAACGTCAGCACATTGTTGGACTTGTCCGCCGACATCAGCGCAATCGGCCCGATCAGGCCGTACTTGCCTTGATACATCTCGGCAAATTTGTCCGCAAGATCAACGATCTCCGGGTAAAACTTACCCAGCGCCTTGTGCTTGGCAAAAGACCGCGTGTTGAGGTGCGCCGAGTGCGTCACGTCACGGGCCAGAAACAGCATGCCTATGAACTTGTCGCAGTTACTCATTCCATTGGTCCCATCTGTTCTTCCTGCGCGCCCATCGCGCCCCGGTCATCCGGCATCTGCGGCATCATCGGGCGGCTGCCAGAGATGTCACCCGTCTCGACCGCCGCAGCAATGGTGCCCATGACGATGTCCTGGATCTGTTCGGTGGACATGCCGGCCGACGTGGCCGCAATGCGCTTGGTTTCAGCCTCGTACGCCTTGATCCGCAGTTCCTGCGCATCCATCGACGACTGCACGTTGTTGAGTAGGCCCATCGCCTGCTCAAGCTGCTGCGACACGGCCTCGACCTGCTGTTCGGCCGCCTGCAATTCGGGCGACTTGTCGTCCTCGGCCAGAACCTTCGGGTCGATGATCTTCTTGAAGCGGGCCGCCATCTCCTGCGCGCCCGGCCAGTCCATGTTCTTGATGAACAGGTCGCCTGCGACCTGCCACAACTGCGGGCTGGTCTGGAGGATGTTGGCCATCGCCTCGACGGCTTCCTGGCGCTTGGTCAGGTAGCTGGGTCCGGTGGTGATGACCACGTCGTAGACGCCGACCGACGGGTTGTAAATTTTCTCGATGACGGTGCCCGCCTGATCGACGATCTTCTTGACCGGCTCGGCCTGCATCGGGTTGATCTTTGCCATGCCCACCTCGCCGTCCACGCCGATGATGCGGGCGACGCGCTGGGTGTCGTAGATCTTGGGGATCATGTCGACCAACTGGCGGGCCACGTAGCGGATGGCCCGGCCCAGATTGTCCACGAAGTGGTAGGTGCCGGTGTCGCCCTCTTGCTGGCGCGCGAGGATGGCGCGGCCAGAGCGCTCGTTGCCCTGCTGGCCCAGCGAGGCGTTGTACTGGCCCGTGGTGGCCTTGATGTCCTCAGCGGCGCCCATCTTGGCCTGAATGAGGCCCGTCTGGGCCATCGGCGGCTGGGCGCGCATGGGCAGCGGCAGCACGTTGCCAGCGCCGTCCTGAACGTCCGGGTTAACCTCCAGATACGGCCAGTTGGTCGTATTGGCAGTTTTCCACTGCATCTCGTAGCCTTCAAACTGGCCGCCATAGCCAATGAACGGGGCCTTGGGCGCCAGAGCCAGCATCTCGGCTTCCTGGCTGACCCAGTAGTTGTACATGCGCTGGGCGTCCTTGGCGTTGCGCACAAGGCCCGACACGAACATGCGGCCATCGACCTCGAACTCATTGCCGACGACGCGCACGACCGGGATCCACTTGCCCGCCCACTCGCGCTCTTCCAGCACCTCGTAGCCGTTGGTCTTGAGCCACATCACCCGCTTGCGGTCGGCCTTGCGCGAGCGCAGCGGTTGTCCGAACATGGCGCGCAGCTTGGCGTCCTGCGGCGTGCCGTCGAACATCGTGATGTTGCCGGGGTACAAGTTCAGGGTGGACGGCACGTAGTCTACGTAGAAATACTCCGCAATGCGGATAGTGTTCTCGCTCAGCCACATGCTGAGGGCCTGATCACCGATGCCGCGCGCCAAGATCGAACTGATCGGCTGTGCGTCGGGGAACTGGCGCTCGTACTCGGCCTTCAGCAGGTCTTCGGTGATGAAGCACCACTTGGCGTCGGACCCGCACGGATCTTGGATCGTTGGGTCCATGTAGACGCTGAACGAGTTGCGGATGCGTCCGATCTTCAGGTCCTGATCGAAGCTGTCGTCGCGGGTGTACTCGGTGAGGATGCGGATGTAGCCCTCGCCGTAGACCACCTGGTTGTCGCAGGCGGTGTCGTAGGCCACGTCGGCGTCGGACATGTACTCGATGTGCCGGATGATGCCGTCGAACACCTCGGCCACGGCCACGTCGGCGTTGTCGTCGGCCGGGATGACCTTGGGCGACGGCCTGTTCTGGCGCTGCTCGTTGGTCACCTGCCGGACGTGCTGCGGCAGCTTGTTGATGGTCAGGCAGGGCCGCGCGTTGATCGTCTGCCCCTGCACGGACCCGCGCGTCGCCAGCACGTCGGCCGGCCACTGCCACTGGTTGTCAGGCGAACCCGCCATGAACCGGAGGTCATCCAGTTCATCCTCGCGGCTTTCGCTGTAGGCAGCGAGCGCCATCGTGAAACGCGAGCGCATGGTGGCGAGCAGGTCGGACTTGTCCGACCCGCCGTTGGCGACCTGCGCCGCGCCGATGATGCCGTCGTCAGCCAATATACTTACCTCTTTGAACCGCCTGGTTCGCTGATACGACCACGGGCACCACCCAAGTTACCGCCGCCGCCTGAACGGCTGGGGCCAATGCCGCCGCCGCCCATACGACCGCCGCCGCCGCCCGTGGGGCCTGCGGGCTGGTTGCGAGCAGCGTTGGCCATCTGGCGGCCGTAGGCCGACTGCTTGGTCTTGGTCGCCATGCCCGGCGTGCGGGACACGGTGCCCGTCGTCTTGCCGGTGGCGACGCCGGTCGTGTCGCCCGTGCGCATGCTTACGGCCTTGGTGGCGGGCGCCTTGGCTTTAGCCGGGGTCGGCGACAGCTTCTCGCTGGTCACATTGCTGACGACCGTCGCGGGCTTCTTGGCGGCCAGCCCCTTGCGGTAGGTGGCATAAGATCCGGGGGTGTACTTGGTCGAAAACTTCTGGCCAAGCATTTTCATAGCCGTGCCAGGAAGCGAGATCATGCTAGAGTTAACCACAGGCTGACGAGATTTTGCATAGTCGCCCGGCGCGTAGCTTGTCCGGTAGCGGTCGGCCCGAACTTTCGTAGCCGTGCCCGGCATCGACATCATGCCGCGTCCTGAAGTAGATTTATCCTTAGCCATTGTCGTGATCCTTTACTTGGCCGGCTTGCGCGGCGCGGTGAGTTTGGCGCGGATGGTGCCCAGAACACGCCCCATGCCAACGCCAGCGGCACTCGGCTTGCGCTGGTGGGCGCCGCCAGGCGTGCGCTGCACGAACGTACTTGTGCCCGGCGTGCCGGTGCTGACGCGCGGTGACCGCTGCACGTAGTTTGTCGCGCCGGGTGTGCCTGTGGACCTAAAGTTCGGAGAAGACATAGTCTTGCGCGGTTTTGCGGCCGTCGTCGTCTTGAAGGCGGGCAGTTCGCCGCCAAGTTTCGGTGTTGTTCGGTTAGCATTTCCTTTGACGATTATGGCTAACTCAGCAGGTGAAAGCGTCGCAGATTTGGGTGAACGAGACTTCCCCTTAGCCGGCGGGTTTACAACGGTGGGTAGCTTGGTTGGCGTCGGCATCTTCATGGGTTGTGAAGACCGAAATTTTTTGGACGGTGTGGGCAGTGCTTTCCTAACCATTTTTCTTTCCCTGTGCCTTGCGCTTGACGGAATACGCGATTGCAACCGCCTGTTTTAGCGGGCGTTTAGCTGCAATTTCGGCCTTCAAATTGGCCCTAAATGCCCCTTTTGAGGCTGATTTTACCAGCGGCATGTCACTTTTTCCGTGTTTTGGCTGACTTGCGGAAGGCCGCAGCGGTCGGAGCGCCCTTGGTGCCCGGTTTGCGCATCTTTTCGCCCGATCCGGCGGCAATGCGGGCCTTCTTGGCGTGAATGTTGGCGTACAGGCCCGATTTCATGAGCAATTCCACCTTCTCATTGAGGCTTTTGCGCGCTCGGCGTTCTTGGACTTGGCCACAACACCGCCCATTCTGGCGCAAAAGCTGGCCTTGCGGCCCTTGTCGGCGGCGGTCTTGGGGTTGGGCGCCGGGGCCTTCAGTTTGGAGCCTGTGGCGCGGTTGTAGCGGGCGCGGCCCTTGGCGGTGAGGCCAGCACCTTTAGAGACGGGTAGCTTTTCGCCCCGTCCTACTGACAATGACACGCCCTTGCGAGCCATTAGCTGCCCATCCAACTCGTTAAAACGCCAGACCGACCATACGACCGCCTCGGCTGCTTGTCAACGGTTGGCGTCCGGCTGCCGACAGGGTACGCGAAGGTCACCGCGATGGCGTCGGCAGCGTCGGGTGAGGCCAGCCCGCGTGCCTTCATCTCCTTCTTGCCCTCCAGAAAGATCGTCCCCTTGCTGTCCGGCTTCATCTTGGGCGACGTCAGGTCGGACTTCAGCAGCTTGTCCGCCGGTATCGACGCCGTCTTGAGCCAGTCACGCATGAGGCCCCACATCTCGGCCCGCTTGTTGCCGTACATGATGGGCTTCACTGACTTGTTCCCGAAGTTGACGCCCTTGATCTTGTAGCGCTGCTCCTTCAGACGGTCCACGACGCCGGCGCCCAGGCCCCCCTCGTCGATCACGACGAGTGCCGGGTTGTACTCCTCGATGGCCTCGATCACGCGCCCGACGATCTCCATCGTGTCGTCGCCCCTGTAGCGCTTGATGGCGTTCAGGTCGCGTCCCTGCCGGACGGCGATGACCGTCGCGTCCGCCCCGAACCGGGCCGGATCGACGCCGATGATGATAGGG